AACCAGAAAAAAATAATGGTTACGATCATATGACTGACGCAATAGGGTACGCAATAGATTACTTATATCCAATCACTTCAAACACACCTAAATCAAAACCAAAAAGATTCTCATAATGGCATACACTAGACAAGACATAGAACTACAACATCAAGTTTATAAAGGTATGATGCCTAGATGGGAATATTTTATTAGATCATACTTAGGTGGTAAAGAATACCAAGACGGAAAATACTTACAATCATACCAATTAGAACTAGAATCAGAATATTTTAAGAGAACTAATTTCACACCATTAGATAATCATTGTCGCAACATTATAGATATTTATTCATCATTCTTATTTAGAGTTGAACCAGTAAGAGAATTAGCTTCACTTGAAGAAGATATGTCAGTTGAGCAATTTAAAGATGATGCTGATTTAGAAGGTAGATCATTTAGTTCGTTAATGAGAGAAGCACAAAGATTTGCTTCAGTATATGGACACGTATGGTTAATGGTTGATAAGCCATCTACAAACGTAATGACTAGAGCAGAAGAATTAGACCAAGGCATTAGACCATACATAAATATTTATACTCCAGAAAATGTTTTAGACTGGCACTACACTAGAAATGAATCTGGATATTATTACTTAGACTATTTAAAAATTAGAGAAGAACAAACAGCAGAAGGAGAATACTATAAACTTTGGTTTCAAGATAAAGTTGATTGTGTATTTATTTCATCAATGAATAGAGATGAACCTAAATTAGTAAGTTCAGTACCAAACCCACTAGGAAAAATACCAGCAGTTATTTTATACAATCAAAGAAGCCCAATGAGAGCATTAGGAGTTTCTGACTTAACTGACGTTGCTGATTTACAAAAAGCTATTTACAATGAACTATCAGAGATTGAACAAATTATTAGATTAAGCAATCACCCATCATTAGTTAAAACAAGAGATACTGATGCAGGTGCAGGTGCAGGTTCTATTATAGAAATGCCTGACAACATTGATTCAAATTTAAAACCATATATTTTACAACCTAACGGAAGTAATCTTGACGGAGTATTAAGATCTATTAATCATAAAGTAGAAGCAATCAATCGTTTAACTCACGTAGGAACTTTAAGAGCAACAGCAGAAAGAGTACAATCTGGTATAGCTTTAAGAACTGAATTTGAATTATTAAATGCAAGACTATCTGAAAAGTCTAAATTAATGGAACACGCTGAAGAACAAATCTGGAGATTATTTGCTGAATGGCAAGAAACTGTATTTGAAGGTAAAATAGAATATCCTGAATCATTTGATATTAGAGATTGGGCAACTGATCTAGAATTATTACAACAAGCTAAAGCAAGTAATATTAAATCAGCTACATTTGCTAAAGAGATAGACAAACAAATAGCAAGAACAGTAATTGAAGATGATACTACATTAGAACAAATTGATTCTGAAATAGAAGGTGGTACAGAAGCATTAGGAGAGTTCGCACAACAACCAATAACTTTACCTACAATTTAATGTGGCACAAGATATCCTTAGGCAATTACAAGACATAAGACAAAAAGCATTAGATAATCTAGAAGCACAACATCAAGAACTTTTATTTAAAACGATTCAAAGATTAGAGAGAGAAGTAGTAAGTATAGCTTCTGAACTTCCTACTAGGACTGGCGAATTATATTCAACAAGATTAGCGATTGAAATTAAACCAAAATTACAACAAGCAATAGAAGAACTATATTTAAAACCAGTTCAAACATTTATAAAAGATTACGATAAGATAGCAGGAGTGATTGTAGCAAGTTATGGAAAGCTACCTATACCACCTGAGTTTAAAAGTATAACTGAAGCTGACTTAGTTGTTATTCAGCAATTAAAAAGGTTAGCATTTACTAATTTTCAAAATCTTGGAAATGAATTAGCAAACACTTTAGCTGGTGAAGTTTATCAATCAACATTAGTAGGTAGGTCTTTTAATGATATGGTTGAAACTGTTAGAGAAAAAATAAATGGTATCTATCAATTTTCAGATAATAAAAAAGCACAACAGCTTGTAGAGTATATAGCTAACAATCCTGATGGCGCTGAAGTAAATACAGCTATTGATGAATTAAAACAAACTTATGGCAGAACAACTGAAGGTGATAGCTTTGTAAAATATGCAAGTTTATTAGTTACTGATTCTATTATGGGCTTTGATGGTCAGTTAGCTAAGTTTAGAGCTGACCAATTAGGATTAGGTAGTTATTTATACTATGGTTCTATTATAAAAGATTCTAGAGATTTTTGCAGAACACACACAGGTAAGGTTTATACTGAAGAACAAATTAATCAAATATGGGCTAATGATACTGGACAAGGTAGAGATCAAGGAAGTCCATTCATAGTAAGAGGTGGTTATAATTGCAGACATAGTTGGCAACCAGTTGATCCTAGTTGGGTTGATGATGAAGGTAATTCAACTATTTAATCTTGCATTTACCTAATCTTCTTGATATTTGATAATCTTAACAATATAGAAGGAGTAAGTTATGAACGAGCAAGTAAAAAAAGACTCGGTTGAGAATACAGCATCTCAGAAAACTGCTGGAGTAGAAGTTTCTGAAAATCAAGAATCAGAGAACAAAGTTTTTACTGCAGATCAGTTAGAACAAATAGTTCAAAGAAGATTAGATCGTTATAAAAAAACTGTATCTAATAAACTTGATGGAATTGACATTGAAGAAGCTAAGAAGTTACTTCAAGAGAAAAAAGATAAGGAACTAGAAATCGCTAAACAACGTGGCGAGTTTGATAAAGTTTTAAAAGAAACAGTATCAAAAAAGGATCAAAAAATTCAATCGTTGGAATCTGAATTAAAAAGGATTCGTATAGACGAAACATTAGTCAATGTAGCAAGTGGACTGAAAGCTGTTAAACCAGCAGAAGTTAAACAACTACTAAGATCAAATGTTAGACTTAACGAACAAGGTTCTGTTGAAGTTATAAACGAAGATGGAACTCCAAGATACTCAGACAAAGGCGAACCAATGTCAGTAAATGATTTGGTAAGCGAATATCTAAAAAACAATCCTCATCACGTGATGTCTACTCAAAGTGGAGTAGGTTCACAAGGTAAGATTGGTGGTTCAACACCCAAACCAATAAAAATGAGTGATCTTGATTTGAATAATCCGAATGACAGAAAATTATATTCTGAATTAAGGAAACAAAGAGATCAAGGTTTATTTAAAATGAAACTAACAACTAAACAAAACTAAAACTATGGCAAACGAAACAACTTCATCAACTCTAGACGAGCTGTTTGAAAATATTACACAAGAAGCAATCTTTACATTTGAAGAAACATCTGTAATGAGACCTCTTGTTACGACTTATCCAATAACTGGATCAGGAAAAACTATATCAGTACCAGTATATCCTACTGTATCAGCTAACGCTGTTAATGAAGCTACTGATTTAACTAACACAGCAATTAATCCAACTGAAGCTACTATTACTGCTTCGGAAGTTGGCGTGATGACTACACTTACAGATTTAGGCAGAGATTCTGCATCTAGAAATGTTGGTGCTGACATTGGTCAATTATTTGGAAGTGCGATCGCTAAAAAAGTTGATACTGATTTAGCAGCTCTTTTTGTTAATTTCACAACAAACGAAGTGGGTGCTGCTGCCGTTGAATTAGATGCAGATCTAATTTTCAAAGCTGTTGCGAAACTAAGAATGTTAAATGTACCTGCTCCACTTTATGGTGTATTCCACCCAAGAGCAGTCTACAATTTGAAAAAAACTTTAACACAAGCTGGTTACAACACTAACGCAAATGCTATTTCTGAAATCGGAAATCAAGCATTAAGAGATGGTTTCATTGGAACTGTTGCTGGTGTTCAGATATTTGAAAATGCAAATATCGTTCCAGATGCTAATGATGATGCTTACGGTGCAGTATTTCACCCAGCTTCATTAGGTTTAGCACTTAAAGAAGATTTCAAAGTTGAAACTCAAAGAGATGCTTCTCTAAGAGCAACTGAAATCGTGGCTTCTATCACGTATGGTAAAGGTGCGATTAAACAATCTTACGGTTGTGCAGTTATAACTGATACTTCTATCTAATTAAGACAATCGGTGGGGTGTAAAAGCCCCACCATTTAACTATGAAACAGATAGACAATCCAAAAACAATTATTCATTTAAAGAATAAGGATTATGTTTATCGTTATGTGCTAGTAGATAGGTTTAAACACACATCAACTACACATTATGGATTTGATAAAGACCTAGAGAGAACAGAAGCAGAAATATTTGCATCTATTTCTCCTAGAACATTAAGAAGAAAATATATTATAAAGGACTAACTATGGCTAATTTCTCTACTGATACAGATTTAACATTTTACCAACCAGATATTTTAACTTTTGGAATAGCAAGTTTTACATCTCCAAATGATTATCACGCACAAGCAAGAGCAGATATTGAGAGAGAATTAAGAATTAAATGGTTTCCAGTTTATTCTAAAGAAGTTTATAGAGATATAGCAATACTTAATACAACAGAAATGGACCCAACATTATTAACAGATGCACAATTTAAAAGAGCATCTGTATTTAGAGTAATAGGTTTTTATGCGTGTCCACAACTTACTAAATTTAACTCAAATGATAATCCAGATAGATTTCAAGTTATGATGAAACATTATCAACAAATGTATTCTAGTGAAATTGAAGATATACTTAGAGATGGTGTTGAATATGATGCTGACGATTCTAATACTGTTGCTGATTCAGAAAAAGCACCTTATCATAGATTAAAACTTATAAGATGATTACTATTGAAAGTAATATTCTACAAGTAGTAAATAACTTTGAAAAACAAGTAAGGGAACAACCATTAATAGTTAAAAAATCTTTAGGAAGAACTGCTGAATTTTTAATGTTCTTAATTAAGAAAAGAACAGCTAGAGGAAAAGATTTTAACGGAATGGATTTTGCAAAATATACTCCTGAATA